ATTGAAGGTGGATGCGGGTGCCGGCGAAAGGATGCGAGCCTTGCTCGCCTATGGCGATTTGCCGCGCGTGAGCGAGGCGCCGCCGGTCAGAATTCAGGAAAGGGAGGTGGCGTGATGCAGCGGGTTGATGTGCTTGACCATGGCTATGTGAGGCTGGTTGATTCAATGGGCGGCGACTTGAGTGTCGTGCGTGCCGCCCGTGTTTCATACGATGCGGCGTGGCGTGCAGGAGAGGACCAAGGCAGCGATCATCGCTTGATCCATTACCTCTGGTCGCACCATCACACGACGCCGTTCGAGGCGGTGACGCTGACGTTTGAAGTGCATGCGCCGATCTTCGTTTTTCGGCAATGGCATCGCCATCGGACATGGTCATTCAATGAGTTGAGCGCGCGATATCGTGAGCTGCCTGACGAGTTCTATGTGCCGGACGTTGAGAACATTTGCGCCCAATCCATGAGCAACAAGCAGGGGCGGGGCAGCGCCCTAGGCGGCGCGCAGGCCATGCAGGTTCAAGAACAAATCCGCGATTCGAACGCCGCTGCCTTTGTCGACTATCGCGAATTGATCAGGGCGGGGGTCGCGCGCGAGCTTGCCCGCTCTGTGCTTCCCGTTGGCACCTATTCGACGATGTTCGCGACCGTCAATCTGCTCAATCTGATGAAGTTCCTCACGCTGCGATGTGATGAGCATGCGCAGTATGAAATCCGAGTTTACGCCGATGCGCTGCGTGAGCTTGCGCGGACTGTCGCGCCGATCTGTCTTGAAGCTTGGGAGGGTGAAAAATGAACGATCCCGTCAACTCACCCAGCCATTACAATCAGGGTGAAATTGAGTGCGTCGACGCTGTCGAGGCCGCGCTCGGACCAGAGCAATTCATTGGTTGGCTGCGCGGCAATGTGATCAAGTACCAGTGGAGGCTCGGCCATAAGGGATCGGCGGCCGAGGATGCGGCAAAAGCGCGCTGGTACTCTGATCGTTTGGTCGAAACGTGCGAAAAACTCGCAGCAGAACCGAAACCAGAATAAGTGCCCAACCAGAACCGCCTTGCCGGCCCCGCCTCGGCGGGAAGCCATGACGCTGCGCCATCGACCGCGCAGTTGCTTGAAATCGGCGCTGCCGGCCGCATTCGTGTGGCCCCAGACCTGCCGCGTGATCTGACCTGCGCGTTCCTGTCGCTGACCGATATGGGCAATGCCGAGCGCTGGCGGGTGCGCCACGGCGACGACTTTCGTTTTTGCGACAAGATTGGCTGGTTTATGTGGGACGGCCGGCGCTGGCGTCTGCTGTCTGAAGAAAAGGACGCGCTGCCGGCCGAGGTAATGCAGAGCGTTTTCAGCACAATCCGCGCGATCGCCAATGAGGCGGCGCTGATTGCGGCGCTGGGCTGTGAAATGCCAGACCTGCCCGACGAAAAGCTCGGTTGGTTCATGGCGTGGGCGCGCGGGGAGCAGGCCGAAGGCTGGGACGCCCTGACTCGCAGCATTGCGTGGCAATATCCTGCCAATGAGGAGGGTGAGCGGCCGCCTGAATACGACCAAGCGATCGAGCGCGCCAAAGCCTTCATTGAGACCTGCGATGTGCAGGATTTCGCGATTGAGACCCAGCCCAGCAAGCGCAAATTGTGGAGCCACACGATCAAGGCACATGGCAAGCAATCCGAGGGATCGGGCAAGCTGGCGGCGGTTGCCAAGCTGGCTCGCGCCTTTCCCGGCATTGCAGTGGAGCCCGATGCCTTCGACCAGGACCGCATGGCGATAAACGTGCTCAACGGCACGCTGAGACTGGATCGCCGAAAGGTGAAGCGATCCGCCGAGGAGGTTGCGGCCGGAAAGTCGGTTTGGAAGGTGGATGGCTGGAAGATCAGAAAGCATCCGCACAATCGCGAGGATCTAATCACCAAGCTGGCCCCGGTGAAGTTCGCGCCAAGCGCCAAAGCCCCGGTTTGGGATGAATTCATCGCCAAAATGCAGCCCGACCAGGCAATGCGGCGATTCATCCATCAATGGTTTGGCCTGTCGCTGACCGGCGACATCGGCGAGCAGAAGCTGGCGTTCTTCTATGGCTCCGGTCGCAATGGCAAAGGTACATCGGTTGAGGCCGTGGCGCATCTGGCCGGCGACTATGCCGGATCTATCCCGATCGAGAGCTTTCTCGACAGCGGGATCAAGAGGCGCGGCGATCAGGCGACGCCCGATCTCGCGCGGCTCCCCGGCGTACGCTTTTTGCGCGTTTCCGAGCCGGAGCGGAATGCAAAGCTCAATGAGGGCCTGGTGAAGATGGTAACTGGCGGTGATCCGGTGGATGCCCGCCATCTCAACAAAGGCTTCTTCACCTTCCTGCCTGATTTCAAGATGACGATATCGGGCAATCACAAGCCAGACATCAAGGACACCAGCGACGGCATCTGGCGGCGCATGCAATTGGTGCCATGGGATCAGAAGGTTCCACGAGAGGAGGTTGATCGCGATCTCCCAGCCAAGCTGCAGGCCGAGGCGAGCGGCTTGCTCAACCGGTTGCTAGAGGGGTTGTGCGATTGGCGAGAGCATGGGTTAATCGAACCCAAGCAGGTGCGCATGGCGACCGAGGCCTATCGCGACCAATCCGACGAACTGGGCAAGTTCCTGTCTGACACATGCGATGTGGGCGATGACCTACCCGACCGTCCGATGCGGGTCGGGGCCAAGGAGCTGCACGACACCTATCTGGCCTGGTGCGCTGATGCTGGTGGGGCCAGTTGGAGCACCAGGGGCTTCAAGAAGGCGATGATCGACAAGGGGTTCGAGCAGAAGGCCTCGAACGGGATGAAGTGGCTTGGTATTGCGCTGCGCGACGGCGTCGATGCCGAAACGATCCGTGATGGAGATTGGAGCTCGGCGAAGCCCGCAGGAGAGGGCGGTGCGGCCGGCGATGGCGCGAGTGCCTTTGATGATGATCGCTGGGATGGTGAGTCTGATCCATGGAGGCCAGACGATGGGGATTGAGCCAACACGTCCGGCGCTGCGATATCATGGCGGCAAATGGATGCTTGCGCCTTGGATTATTGAGCATTTTGGCCCGCACCGCGTATATATCGAGCCGTTTGGCGGCGCAGCATCTGTGCTGCTGCGAAAGTGGCGCAGCTATGCGGAAATTTACAATGATCTGGATGGCGAGATCGTTGAGTTTTTCCGTCTCCTGCAGGATACCGAACAGGCCGGCGAGCTGATCCATCTGTTGCAGATCACACCGTTCGCGCGTGCCGAATTCGACAAGGCTTATGAACCGACCGATTGCCCGATTGAGCGCGCCCGGAGGTTGTGCATTCGCTCTTTCATGGGTTTCGGAAGCGATGGCCACAACGATGCTCGAAAGACCGGGTTTCGAGCCAATTCTGACCGATCAGGCAACACGCCGGCACATGATTGGATGAACTATCCAAATGGCTTGCAACGGGTCGTTGAACGCCTGCGAGGCGTGATCATTGAGAACAGGCCTGCGATCGATGTGATTTCGCAACACGACTGCGCCGATGCACTGATCTTCGCCGACCCTCCTTATCTCAGCGATACACGCGCCCCGGCCAGGAGTGGGGCCCGAAAGAACTATCGACATGAAATGAGTGACGAAGAGCATCTTGTGCTGCTCGAAGCGTTGGCCGCTGTTGAAGGTGCGGTGGTGCTGAGCGGCTACCCGCACGCGCTCTATGATGACAATTTGCCAGGATGGGAGCGGATCGAGAGGGCTGCGCTGGCCGATGGCGCACGACCTAGAACCGAGTGCCTGTGGATCAACCCAAGGGGTCAGCAATGGCTTAACAACAAAGGGTTGTTCGAATGACCGAGCATGCACCACCGTTCCATCCGCCGCCGGGCGGAATGGTGTGGAATTCGGAATTGGAAGGCAAAAAATTGCGTCTTTTGAGGCGCTTGCTTTCGTGTGGAAGGGATGGAAGGCAAGTCGGGGATGCTCTCGCACGAAAACCGAAAAGTTTTGCCATGACCACTTAGCACTGTTTTGCCTTCCAACCTTCCAAATGAATGAGTTTGTTAGCCTTAGAACTTATGAAAGCTGCTGAAATGATGAGAGAAAACACCGCATCTTCGACCATTCCAATCGACGAAGTTTTGGGGTCCGATATGCCTACCAGCGTTGAAGAGGCGGAAGGCTTGCTGATCGAGGCGCATGATCTGTGGTGGCGATCCCCCGGTCAGTCTGCCAGGCCCTATGCGGGTGATGGGCCGTGGCATCTGGCGCAAAGCGAAGTGGGCGATGTGAAGGGTGACTATTCGATCACGCTGCTGGAGAATGAGGCGGGCAAGCTGCTTGAGACGCGCAAGGTCGACAGCCGCAGGCCACGCACTCCACTACGCAGTCACGAGGTCGACCGGCGTGATGCGATCATGGCGATGGTGGATTTGATCGAAGTGCCGATGGATCGCAAGATGGTGTGGCTGGCGACACAGCAGCTGGCCAAGGGCGAAGGTCGCGTGCCGTGGACCGCTATCAAGCGTTGGACCGGGTACAAGCGCTCTGCGCGGCGATTGGCTGGACGATATCGTGAGGTGCTGGCAGCGATGATCTGCACTCTGCATGGCTGGCCGACCCGGCGCGCGCGAGAGATTGCCAACAAAACCACCAATCCGATGGCTGAACGCGAGCAATGGCGGTGAATTCAATGTGGGTCGTGCGATAATTCCATAGCTTGAACCCTCAGCTCGCCTTGAGTTTTACGTGTGTCAAGTGTGGAATTCGGCGTTCCATAGCGAAATAGCGTTTCAGTTCCATAGCAAGTGCGGGGTATTCAGACCGTAGCTTGAGCGCTTGCGTTTGGGCGGACCCCCCTCCTTGATTGGCTGGAGCTGCCTCTGGCTAGTCCTCTGGGTCCAGCGGTGCGACTACCCTCACACTGCTGGACCCATCCCTGCATTGCAGCTGTTGACGCGAGGTGATCTGTGGGCAAGCTCAAGCAGCTGCCAGCGCGGATCGGCGGGCTCGGAGCACGGGTCAAATCGCTGCCCAAGCGGGCGGAATCATTCTACACCTCGGTTGAGTGGAAGGCCTATCGCAAGGCGCACCGCGCTTGGACCCGAGCGAAGCAAGGCGGCGTTTGGTGCCGGGTCTGCGGTGCGGTGGGCCGGTTGATCCTCGACCACGAGATCGAACGCAAGGATGGCGGTGATGACTTCCCGCCATACGATCAAGCTCATTGGTATTGCACCGGTTGCCATAACCGGAAGACGGCCGAGGCTCGCAAGGCGCGAGCGCTGGGAAAAAGGTGACGGGGGGAGGGTCAAAACTTCCCAGAGACACCGCCCAGAAAACCGCCGCCTATCTCATTCGGAGTTTTTTTTCGTGTCAGACGGGGTTTTGAAGAAAGACCTGTTTGGCAACCCCATTGAGGCGCCCGCAGAGACGCGTGGAAGGCCTAAAGTTGAGTGGGACAAGCGCACATCGAATATGGTGCTGCTGTGCTTTGCGCGGCAATGGACACTGGCCAGGACGGCTAAGCATGTTCGGTTGAGTGTCCCCACGCTCAAGAGGGTATATTCTTCGGAGTGCTCGATGCGCACCAGCGCGATCGAGCGAATGGAGATGCGCCAACTTGAACGGTTGAACGACGCTGCCGAAGCGGGAAGTGTGCCAGCTGAGAAAGAGCTATCGCGCAAGCTTGAACAACTTCGCATGCGTGACTCGCACGCGAAGCAAGCGCCCAAGCCCAAAGCGAAGCCGCTCGGAAAAAAGGAGGCGGCAAGGTTAGCGGCGATGGAACCCAGCGAACTGTATGATGTGCCGCCCGCTCCAGGGGCTGTGAATTGAGCGCCCCGATCAGCCGGGTGCCGCGCACCAAGTGGAGCACCGCATGCCCAGATTGGGAGCGGCGCATTGTGGAGCGCGAGAGCTTGGTCCCATTCGACCCGCTCTATCCTGACTATGCCGCCAAGGCGGTCGCGGTGTTCAAATCGCTGCGAATGGTAGATGTGCCAGGCAAGCCGACGTTCGGAGAGGCTTGTGAACCGTTTGTGTTCGATTTCGTTGGGGCCATTTTTGGCGCCTATGACGAAAGAGAGGGCGTCCGCCACATCACAGAATTCATGCTGTTGATCAGCAAGAAGAATGGGAAGTCGACGATTGCGGCCGGGATTATGGTCACGGCCCTGATCCTAAATTGGCGCGACCTGGCCGAACTGATCATTCTCGCACCAACGATCGAGGTCGCCGGCAACAGCTTCAAGCCGGCAGCCGCGATGGTGCGTGCTGATCCAGATCTGGAACGGAAGTTCCACATCATCAACAACACGCGCACGATCCGCCATCGCCAGACGCAGGCAGAGCTGCGGGTCGTTGCCGCCGATACGGGTACAGTGGGGGGCGCCAAAGCTGGCTTCATCTTGATCGATGAACTTTGGTTGTTTGGTAAGCGCGCCGATGCAGAAGATCTATTCGAAGAGGCCACAGGGGGAATGGCCTCGCGGCCTGAGGGGTTTGTTGTCTATCTGACCACACACTCTAACGAGCCACCGGCGGGCATCTACAAGGAGAAGCTCGAATATTTCCGCGATGTGCGTGACGGCAACATCGCTGACCCGACCTGTTTTGGAATGCTCTATGAGTGGCCAGAGCAGATGATCGAGGACCAGGCCTACCTTAAGGCTGAGAATTTCTATCTCACCAACCCTAATCTGGGTCGCTCCGTGTCGACCGACTTCATCGCCGGCAAGCTGCGCAAAGCCTCGCGCGGCGAACTTGATGAAGGTGAGGAAGATGCGTCACTGCAAGTGGTGCTCGCCAAATATCTCAATGTTGAGATTGGTGTGCGATTGCGCCGCGACCGGTGGCGTGGTGCTGATTTTTGGGATCAGCGCGGTGACACGACATTGACTTTAGAGGCCTTGCTCGATCGCTGCGAAGTAGTGGTGGCCGGGGCTGATGGTGGCGGCCTGGACGATCTCTACGGATTGTGCATCGCCGGCCGCGAGCGTGAAAGCAAGAGATGGCTTTTTTGGTTCAAGGCGTGGGTCTGGCCAGAAGTTCTGAAGCTGCGCAAGCAAATTGCACCGCGCCTCAAGGACTTCAGTAATGATGGCGATTTGGTGATTTGCGAACCGCTGGCAGCCGCCGAGCTCGATCCTCTCGATGAGAACTGGGAGAGTGCTGACACGCCACAAGACATCGCCGAGATCGTGGAGATTCTGGTCCAGGTACGTGATAGCGGATTGATGCCCGACAAGGCTGCAATCGGACTTGACCCGCACGGTGTTGCCGATCTGGTCGACGCTTTGGCTGATGCGGAATTTGCCGATGAGCAGATCGTCGCAATTGGCCAAGGCTATCGATTGATGTCAGCGGTTGTCGGTTTGGCCCGCAAGCTCAAATTCGCGCAAGCCGCACACAATGGTGCACCGATGATGGCGTGGTGTGTTGGGAACGCGAAGGAAGAGCAGGGCCGCCAAACCGTGATGCTGGTCAAGAACGGAACAGCGACCGCGAAGATTGATCCACTGATGGCGGCAATGAACGCAACCAAACTACTCGAAATGAACCCCGAGGCCGCCGGGCCTGGCCGCTCGGTATATGAGGATCGTGAAGCGATTGTAATCTAACTATGAGCTTGATGGATCGCCTCGCTGCCGCATTCGGCGTGTTGCCTATGTCGGCCAATGGTGTGCAGGCCGCAACGTCAGCCGAGATTGCGAAATACGGCGATCTCGCTCTGCTGTACCATGTTGGTGGAGGATACGCATCTCGCACTGGTGAACGGGTCACCGAGACATCGGCGATGCGCAATGCGACGTTTAACCGTGCCGTCACGCTGATCTCCAGCTCGATCGGAATGTTGCCGTTCAACCTGATGGTGCGGAATGGCGATGAGATTGAAAAGGCTCGCGACCACCAGGCCTGGCGCTTGATGAGAGAGCGGCCAAACCCGCTTCACACGCCGTACCAATTCAAGGCCTATATGCAGGGCCGAGCCTTGCTAAAGGGTAATGCTTACGCGCAAAAGGTTCCAGGTGTTCGCGGAACTCAGGCTCTGTGGCCGCTCGATCCAGATCTGGTGACGCTTGAGCTGTCGAGGGACATGACCCCCCGCTACCGCTACCGTCCAAAGAAAGGCGAAGAGCGGACCTTCAAGGTCGATGAGATATTTCATCTACGCTCGCCATGGTCGAGTGATGGGATCAACGGCGATGGCTGGTTGAAGCTCGCTGTAGATGCCTTGGGCTTGGCCGACCTAACTGACGAGAGTGCGGCGCGGCTGCTCAAAAACGGCGCCTATGTTGGTGGTGTTCTGGAGCATCCTGGCAACCTGTCGCCAGAGGCGATCAAGAGCCTGCGCGCTCAGTTCAACGAGAAGTTTGTTGGCCCGGAGAATGCCGGCAAGTGGATGGTTGCCGAAGAGGGCATGAAGGCCAAGCCGTTGGGTGCGACTGGTAAGGACGCTGAAGGCCTTGGTCATCGCAAGCATCAGTCAGAAGAGATCGCGCGCTTCACCGGTGTTCCGCGTCCATTGCTGGCATTTGACGAGACCAGCTGGGGATCGGGCATCGAGCAGCTGGGTTTGTTCTTCGTCACCTACTGTTTGCTGCCTTGGTTCAACGCCTGGGAGGAAGCCGCCGCCAAGGCGCTGCTCAGTGATACCGAGCGAGCTGACCACTATTTCAAATTCAATGAAGGCGCGCTGCTGCGCGGCTCACTCAAAGATCAAGCCGAATTCCTGTCCAAGGCCATAGGTGGTCCTGGTCAGGGTGGCTGGATGGTGCCCGATGAGGCCCGCGAGAAAATGGACATGAACCCGATGCCCGATGGGGCTGGAACCAATCCTGCATGGCAGATGGAAAGCGAGAGCAATGCTGAATAGTCTTCCCCTTCGCGTGATGGCCAAAGCTCGGCCGGGTGCCCTGCCGTTGCCGGCTGACCGCTCGGTGTCAGCGCTGACGAAATCGTCGGTTCTCGACAAGTGGTGCGAGGAATCGGCCGGGATCTGCGCGCTCGAAGTGGGGGACAATGTGATCACGATGTTTGACGTGATCGGCGAGGATTTTTGGACAGGCGGAGGTGTCACCGCTCAGAAAGTTGCAAAGCAGCTTCGGGCAATAGGTGATCGTCCGGTAGAGGTTCAAATCAACTCACCTGGTGGTGACATGTTTGAGGGCATCGCCATCTACAACGTGCTTCGTGAGCATCCACAGGAGATCACGGTCAAGGTTATGGGGATGGCAGCAAGCGCTGCCTCGCTGATCGCGATGGCGGGTGATCGCATCGAGATTGGTGTCGCCAGTTTCATGATGATCCACAATTGCTGGGTTGTCTCGATGGGCAACCGCCATGACATGCAAGAAGTTGCGGATTGGCTGGCGCCATTCGACCAAGCGATGGTCGACATGTACGCGTTCCGCACCGGCGCCGACCCTGAGGACATCGCCAAGTGGATGGACGCCGAAACCTATATGAGCGGTTCGACCGCTATCGAGCGCGGCTTTGCCGACGACATTTTGCCTTCAGACGCCATCAGCGAAGATGAGAACGCCCGCGCGCAGGCAAAGGACGTGAATCCATTGCGCGCGATGGAGTTGTCGCTCGTTCACTCAGGAAGCACGCGCAGCGAAGCGCGCGCCCGGATCAACTCAATTAAGGGCACGCCAGGCGCTGCCCAAGGTGGCACGCCAGGCGCTGTCAACACCGACCCGATGCCCGTGGCATCTAACATCCTCAAGGCAATCCAAAGCCTCAAATAGGAACATTTCCCATGATGAAAACAACCGCTCTCTTGGCGAGCGCTGCTGCGCTTGCCATGCCCTCCGCTGTTGCTGCCGCCCCTCGGGCCGACGCAACCCAAAACCCCAACGAACTGCTTGCGCAGCTGACCACGGCGTTTGAGGAGTTTCGCTCCAAGAATGACGAGCACCTTGCCGCGAAAGTTGATGACGTTGTTCTTCGTGAACACGTTGATCGCATCAACGACACAATCGCAAATTTGGAAGAGTCGATTGATCGGGCTCTGGCTCAACAGGCCGCTGCGGCCGGTCAAGAGCGACCTTTGCGCGATGCCGAATACACGGCTGAATTCGAGGCGTATTTCCAAGGTGGCGTCACCTCGGCTCGCCTTGAAGAAGTCAAGGCGACGGCCACCAAGACCGACGGTGAAGGTGGTTATCTTGCCCCTGTTGAATGGGATCGCACGATCACCGATCAGCTGAAGCAAATCTCGCTCATCCGGCAGTATGCTTCGGTCCAGCGCATCAGCGGCGCGGGCTTCTCCAAGGTGTTCAACAATCGCTCGATCGGCTCGGGTTGGGTTGGCGAAGAAGCCGCTCGCCCCGAAACTGGCACCCCCACTTTGACTTCACTCCAATTCCCCCTGGGTGAAATCTACGCCAATCCGGCGGCGACTCAGGGTCTTCTCGACGACGCTGAAGTCGACGTTGAGGCTTGGCTCGCCAGCGAGGTCGAGACCGAGTTTGCACGGCAGGAAGGTATCGCCTTCCTTTCCGGAGATGGGTCAAACAAGCCTCACGGACTCCTTGGCTATGTCACCGGAGGTGCCCACGAAAGCCGCCATCCATGGGGTGCCATCGAGACGGTTTCGTCGGGCGCGGCTTCTGCTCTAACAGGCGATGGGCTGATCGATCTGATCTATGAATTGCCCGAAGAGTTTGAGGCTAACGCACGCCTCTTCGTGAACCGTGACACTGCGCGGCGCGCCCGCAAACTGAAGGACGGTCAGGGCAATTACCTGTGGCAGCCGAGCTATCAGGCTGGCGAGCCTGCGACACTTGGCGGTGCGCCGGTTGTTCATATGCCTGGTATGCCGACTGTGGCGGCTAACGCAATCGCTGCGCTCTACGGCGACATGCGTGAGTGCTATCAGGTTATCGATCGCATTGGCATCCGCGTTCTGCGGGATCCTTACACCAACAAGCCTTATGTCCACTTCTACACGACGAAGCGCGTTGGTGGCGGCGTCAAGAATCCTGAAGCCATGAAGGCTTTGAAGATCGAAACCGGCTCGTAAGGCCATTTCAATTCGGTGTGGGCGGGCCACAGGGGCCCGCCCTCTTTTTGAGGCCTGTGCGCAGGCTTCAAGAAGAGGAGTGATACTATGGCAAAGAAACCAACTTCCACGCGCCGTCCGAAGCGTGAGCAACCAGACATGAACGATCCGGCGTTGAGCGACGCCGAGGCTGTTCAAAAGAACCTCGACAAGGCCCAACCTAAACCCAAAGCGGCCAAGAAGTAAGATACGGCCTTGCGGCAAGCGAAAGGGTGAGTGATGCGATTCCAGCTTGCGCCCTATGATCTGCCGGCCGATTATGCCGAGCAGATCCTCTCGCTTGCCGATGCCAAAGATCATCTCCGCGTCCTGCACAGCGACCAGGATGGCCTGATAGAGCTCTATCGCAATGCGGCTGTCGACATGGTCGAGCGTTATTGCGGGGTCTATCTCGGCGAGCGAACTGGCGTTGTGTGGAATGGCGAGTCGCTACCAGCCACCATCGATCTCGGTTTCTGGCCGGTAACCAACATCACTGGGCTGACCTATCTCGACAGCGATGGTGAAAGCGTAACAGGTGATCATTCGGACTGGAGGATCGGCGTTCACGATCGAATCCATCTCAATCCCGGCGCAGACCTGCCGAGCGATGTGTGTGCCGGCGTCGCCATTACCTTCGATGCTGGGTTTACCGACGCAAACCGCCCACCTGCCTTGGTCCAAGCGATCAAGTTCTTCTTGGCCCACCTCTTCTTGAATGCCGAGGCCGTCAGTGCCGGCGCAATAGGCGGAGAGGTGCCTCTCGGGTTCAGGGCTATGTGCGCGCAGTATCGCATGCCGGTGATCTGATATGAATGGATCTGGCAATCGCGATCGCCTGGTGAACTTCTTTCCTCGCGTGAAAACCGAGGATGACTGGGGCACCGAGGGTGAGGGTGATGGAACGGCTATTCCTGCCTTTGCGAAGGTGTTCTACGGCCGGGGTTCTGAGCGCCGCGAGGCGGCCCAGGCCGGCAGCGACCAAAGGGCCACCTTCAACGTTCTGTCGAGCGTGCAGTTGCGCTCTGCAGATGAGACCTGGGAAATCGATTATGATGGCTCTCGCTGGGCCATCAATGCCATTGTGCCCATCGGCCAAAACCGAGAATTAGACTTTACGGCGACCAGAAAAGGGGCGTGACGCCATGCCCAAGCGTATGAAGACGAGCGGGTTCCGCGAGTTTGAGAAGGCGCTTGGCGAGGTCACCAAGGCGACGCAGCGGCGTGCATTGGGGCGCAGGGCGCTCAAGAAGACCGCCGAGCCCATCACGCAGCGGATGGCTGAGTTGGCACCTGACGATCCAGCGACTGGGGCGCCGCTTGATCTGACAAGTTCGGTCTCTCAGTCGCCGCGCCAGAAGTCTGGCCGCGCCACGAAGTTTCGCAAGCAAAGCAAGACCGAGCAGGTGATCCACATTGGACCGACCAAGGACGGTTACCCGCAGGCGATCATGCAGGAATTTGGCACGGTCCATCACCGCGCTGTCGGGCATATGCGGCGCGCATGGGATGCGTTCGGGGGTTTGAAAGCGCTCGATCGTCTCGGCCGTCATTTGTGGGCCGACCTTGAGAAGACGCTCAAACGGCAAGAGCGGCGTCTCGCCAAGAAGCGCAAAGGGTGAGCTGTGAACTACGAACGCGACATGTTGGCGCGTCTTCGCGGCGACATCCCTTTGGCCGCCGTGTTCGGATCGCGGATTGCTTGGTTTGAAGCGGCTCGAAGCTGGGGCTTCGACAGCCCGTATATGGTGCTGCAAGAGATATCGCCCGGCCGCAACTATACACATGACGGCGCGAGCGGGATGCACAATCCTCGCGTTCAGTTTGACATGCGCGCGCCCGTTGGTGGTGCAGCTGAGCTTGAGGCTGGCAGGGCCGCACTGCTCGGCGTGATGGAGCGCGACGGCGATGTGCAAGGATCAACCAAATTTCATTTCGGCACGCTGATCGACAGCGATCAGGAGGTCGAGGACCTGGGTAATGACCGCAAGCTTCTCCGCCTGCGACAAGATTATCAATTCTTCTGGAACGCGGTGATTTAGGAAAGGAATCGCGAAATGACAAAGACTGCCTTTGGCGTCATCTTCAAGATGGCAGATAGCGGATCCTCTCCGGTCGCTGTCGCAAATTGCAGCTCGGTGCAGCTGCCAAGTCGATCACGAGCAACGGTTGAGTCGACCACCCACGACAACCCCAACCAAGCCAAGACATTTGTTGCGGACGGCACGTATGACCCAGGCGAGATCACCATTCAGGGCCACTACGTTGCCGGCAGTTCTGGTGATGACGCGTTCATCGCAGCGCTGACGTCCGGTACGGTTCAAGATTGGGAAGCTCTTCCCAAGGCGGACTCGGGCACTGAGACGCAATCGGGCAGCGCAATTGTCACCGATTATGGGCCAGACGGCATGGAGATTGACGGCCTCCAGACCTTCTCGGCCACTCTCAAGGTGACCGGCGCGATCGCTCAGGATGCGACACCGTAATATGGCAAACTCAAAGAAAGCCGAGGTAGAGCTGGAGATCGACGGCGAGACCTTCACGATGGTCTTCGACATGGCTGCAATTGCCCGATTTGAGGATCAAACCAACCTGTCTATCTTTGCTGTGTTGGAGCAGTTCGCCGACGAAGAAGGTCGCGACCCACCAAAGCTCAGCGTGATGGGTGCCATCCTTGAAGCGGGCCTTCACCGCCACCACCCCGAGATCGACAGGGATGCAGCCATGGAAATGGTTGTGAGCCCAGCTGGTCAGGAGGCAATGGCGAAGGCCTTCGAACTCGCGATGCCTCCGGCAGATGAGGGAAACGCAAAGGCGGCAAAGCCAAAGCCGCCGGCAAAGGCGAAGCGCAAAGGATCGACTGGGAAGCGTTCCAGGGCAACGCGCTCGAAGCGGGCCTAAGTCCAAGCGATTTCTGGGAGGCCACACCGCGCCTCCTGCTGATTGCCTGGCGGGCCTACGAGCGTAGGCGTGGCTGGCTTGCTTATCATGCTGGCGCGGGTGTTCACGATTCCAGGGTGACACTCAGCGAACTGATGGGGGTCGATCCCTCGAATGCTTCGAGCGGCCGTCCGCAAGCGCGGGCGATGAGCGTTGAAGAGATGATGCACAACTTCAAGATTGCAGCGGTCGTGAGCCGAGGCAGGAGCGGTTAGATGGCGAAGAATTCAGTCATCGGCGCGCTTCGCGCGATGCTCAGTCTCGATACGGCTGAATTCGAAGAAGGTGATACCCGTGCCCGCCGCAAGTCGAAGGCATTGGAGCGGGTGCTGGATCGACGCTTCACCAAGATGGCGAAGAGTACCCGCAAAGTCGGCAAGGCGCTCTCGAAGAACATAAGCCTTCCCATCGCAGCGGCCGCCACCGCATTCAGCGCAGCGGCTCATAAGATTGCCACTGACTCGCGCGACATCAAGAATTCAGCTCAGGTTGCTGGCGAAGGGTTTGAGGAGTTTCAGCGCCAGGCCCACGCCGCCAAGACAGTTGGGATCGAATTCGACAAGCTCGGCGACATCTTCAAGGATATGCGCGACCGCGTTGGCGATTTTCTCGCCACGGGCGGTGGCCCGATGGCGGACTTCTTTGAGAACATTGGCCCCAAAGTCGGGGTGACGGCGCAGAACTTTAAGGATCTGAGCGGCAAGGATGCGCTCCAGCTCTATTTCGACAGCCTGCGCAAAGCCAATGTCAGCCAGGAGGAGATGGTGTTCTATCTGGAGGCCATGGCCTCTGATGCCACCAATTTGATCCCGCTGCTTGAGCAGAATGGCAAGCAGTTCGAGCGACTGGGCGAGAGCGCCAACATCGTCACCAGTGAAGACCAGGCCCGCTTCGAGAAGTATCTTGAGGCGCAGCGCAAGCTTGGTGAGGCTGGCGAAAAGCTGGTGATCGCCTTTGTGAATTCAGGCCTTCTCGACACGATCACCGAGCTGGTTGTGCAATTCGCTGATTGGACCAGCGACCTCGCTGAAACCAATCCGACCTTACTCAAGGTTGGGGCTGCAGCTGCAGGCGTCTTGGCGGTGCTAGGGCCAATCCTATCGGTTGTTTCAACGCTTCTTCCGCTGCTTAAATATGCGCCGGCTGTTCTGCGCGCGGTGGGCGTCGCGTTCCGCTTCATGCTGGGGCCGATTGGCCTGGTTCTGCTCGCGATCGAGGGTATTTACCTCGCTTGGAAGAATTGGGACAAGATCGAGCCGATCCTTCGCAATCTCTACCAGGGTGTGAAGACCTGGATCATCGACAAGCTCGGAGCGGTCTGGCGCAAGGTCCAGAAAGACATTGATGATGTCATCGGGCTTTTCAAAGGCATGTATACCGCGATTGTCGGCAATTCCTATGTGCCAGACATGGTCGACGGCATTGATGATGAGATGTCGCGCCTCGACGCGGTCATGGTGCGCCCCGCGAAGAAGTCGGCCGAAGAGGTCAAGCAGGCCATGCGCGATATGGCGCAAGAAACGCGCTCTCTGCTCGCGCGCCTCTTCCCTGAAATTGAAGCCGCGCGGCAGCTGGTGGCCGACCGTCGCCTGATTGATGGGTCCAATCTGAGCGACGCTGACAAGCGCCGCGCGCGTTTCCGTCTGGTGGGAGGCGGCGGCAAAGGCAATTTCGAGATTGCAGCACTCGGCCAGGGTCCATTGCGCGAAGCTGAAAAGGTTGAGCAGGCGGCTGAGCGGATGAGCGATGCGCTGCGCGAGCAGGCCGACAAGGCGCGGGTTCAAACTGTCCGGATCGCCGACAGCTTCAAGGACATGGCGAACCAGGCAATGAGCGCGCTGCGGAGCATGGTCGATGGTATTCGCAGCGGCGATTTCCTCTCCATCCTCGAAGGCGTGCTCGGTATATTCTCCTCGCTTGGCGGCGCGGGTGTTTTAGGCGGCAAGGTGCAAGGCTTCCTAAACCAGCCCTTGCCTGGGTTTGCTAACGGCGGATCAATCCGCTTGGGCGGAATGTCGGGCATCGATCGCAACATTCTCTCACTGAACGGATCGCCCATCGCGCGCGTCTCACGCGGCGAAATGGCGCATATCACGCCAGCCAATGACAGTGGTCGTCGCGGCGGCGTGACCAACATCTATTACACTCTGCCCAGCGACGAATTCTGGAACCGGGTCGATGCGCAGGCTGATGGCCGCGTCTCGATGGCTCGCAGGGGCATCGCTGCTGAAGCCGTGGCCGCTTCGGGTGCGGCGTTCGCCAAGCGTCAAAGCAAGAGATTTTCCTGATGGCTGTGGTCGATCTTCCCACGTCGCCTGGCCCGGCCGATGAAGGCTGGTTGCCGATCAATTTCGGAAGCAACCAGCAAGGCCCGCTTGGTGGCGCCGAGACGCGGATTAACCGACTTGGATCAAAATGGCAGATATCGGTGCAACTTCCACGAATGGATCCGGAAGTTGCGGCCGAGTGGTCGGTGGTCCTGACTGATGGGCTCGACAATCTCGTGCGCTACAGAATTCGCCAGGTTGGCATGCCGGGTGGCTCGCCAGGTAGTCCGGTGGTCGACGGCAACGGACAGGCCGGCAGCACGCTTGCCTGCCGTGGCTTCAATCCCGGTTATGCGATCCGTAAGGGAAAGTTCTTCTCCTTGATCTCGGGCGGCCAGCGCTACTGCTATCGCGCGAATGCAGCTGCCCGCGCAGACGCTAACGGAGAGGTCGACCTACCCATCGTGCCAGCCCTTCGCGCGCCGCCATCTGATGGCGACGTGCTGGAGTTCGCTTCGGTTTACATTGAGGGCCGGCTTGGCGGTGCTGAAGACGCAGGCCACTTCACCGATGTTTCGCGCCTCGCGCGCGGTTTCCAATTCACGATCCGAGAGATGCGATGAGCGGCACTGATCGAGTGGTCACGATGGCCGCATTCATGACGCTTGAGGCGCCGAGTGGGACTGTGCGCATCTGTGATGGCGGTTTTCTGAAGTTCGATGATGGAAGCGGCCTTGAGACCTTCGAATCTGAACATTCCGTGTTTGGCTCGATTGCCGAGATGGATGCGTTCGAGGCCGCCTTTGGCGATGTCGCGGAAAGCGCGTCGATTGCCTTTCACCCGCATCCCGATGCGGTCCTGACAGATTGGTACACTCCGGCTCTGCGCGATTCCGCAGTTAAGTTCTGGCTTGGCGAAGTCGACCGCGAGACGGGAGTTGCGAGCAATGCTGAGCTGCTTGCCGATATGCTGGTTGACGTGCCAGCGCGTGAGATATCTGCCGAGGGTGAATTGACGCTTGCTATGGAACTGAGCGGACGAGCTGAACGGCTGTTCTTGACGAACCAGGGCAACGTTTGCAGCGAGCGCTTTCACAAGAGCGTCTGGGCAGGCGAAGATGGCTTCAACAATTGCACAGATACGCCGGTGCCGGTCGCATGGGGTGCGGCCGCACCACCCACAGGCACCAGTACGCGCGGCGGGGGTTTCACAGATCCCAACTCACCAACACCGAGCTTGCTGTGATCAAAGACGCGCATCTCCATCCGACCGAAAAGACGCTCGCCAAGTTTCGGGACAAGCCGCTGAGCTGGAAAGGTGCAAATTGCATCAAGCTAGCGCGAAAGCAGGCCATCAACATGGGCCACCAGGTTCCGCCCGTTCCGCTCTTCGCGAGCGAACGTGGTGCGATCAAGGCTCTTCGCAAGCAGGGTGTTCGCAGCACAGCTGAACTACTCGACAAGTGGTTTGAGCGTCACCCAGCACCGGCCTTTGCTGAGCTGGGTGATCTGGTGGTCCTGCCTGGCGATCGAGATGGCGAGCGCGACGACGTGCTGGCCGCGATTGGGATCGCTGATGGGCGCGGCAATGTCTTTGCCTGGCATGGCAGCGATCTTTCAAAAATGAGTGTGATCAAGCTCGCTGAGACCGAGATCATCGCAGCGTGGAAATTGTAGGGCAGGACGCGGATCATGGCAGGTGTCTTTCGCGCAGTCGGCGTTGTCGCTGGCGCCGTCGCGAGCGTAGCCGCCTTTGTGCCTGGCGGTCAGGCTGTCGCTGCCATCGCCGGCGCGGTTTCTGTTGTCGCAGGTGGCCTTTCAGAGCTGGTAGCCTCCCCGCGATCAGCGCGCGCCAAAGGCAGCGTCAATGACCGGGTGATCGGCGCCAACAATCCAATGCCCTATCTGATGGGTCGATGTTACTCTGGCGGCGTCCAGGTTCATGACATTGGCTGGGGCGGCGAAGTTGATGGGGTCGAAAACCCCTATCGCATGATGACCACGGTTCATTCGTGTGCGGGACCAGTTGACGCGCTGGAGGCGGTCCAGGCCAATTTCGCCACGGTGTCATTCGCGACCAGCACGCCGGCTTTGGCGGCCGCGACCGGATATTACGAAGATCACTGGTATCGCGACTATCAACTCGGTGAACAGCCAGAGGTGGCCGCACTTGATGCGCAATGGTCAGGTGTACCCAGCTGGGGGGCGAGCTATAAGCTCTCCGGCAAGGCGGCGCTCGCGCATTCTCTGTTGTTCGACAAGGATGGCGAGATATTTGCTGGCGGCCAACTGCCGGTCATCGGAGCCATTTGGCGCGGTGTTCGCGTGTACGATCCCCGGCTCGATAGCACCTATCCAGGCGGATCGGGCTCGCAGCGGATCGATGATGAAACCACTTGGGCATACAGCCAGAATCCCGCACTACATGCGCTCGCCTATGCCTATGGCCGCTTTGAGAATGGCAAACTGGTATTTGGCGGCAATCTCGGCTCGGCGGCAATTGATCTCGCCAATTTGGTGGCGTGGGCCAATGTCTGCGACGCCAATGGTTGGACCCTTGGCGGCGAAATCTACGAGCCCGGATCTAAGTGGGACAACCTGAAGCGCATCGCGATTGCAGGCGGCGCCAAGCCTGTTCTGATCGGCGGCGTTCTGCGCTTTGACTACCAAGCCCCACGCATCAGCCTCGCCACGATCACCCGTGACGACATTGCTCCGGGTGGTTTGCGCGACCAGCTCGGCAGCAATTGGAAATCGCGTCACAACACGATCATCTTCCGTGTCCGCAGCGAGGCCCACAACTGGGATTATCCGCAATCCGACCCGGTGTCAGTTGCGTCCTTTGTCACCGAAGATGGCGAAGAGAAGATCGACGAGGTCAAGTACGAACTGGTCACCGACGTTGATCAGGGCGCCGAGCTGGCAATTTACGAGCTCTATGAACGGCGGGCCTTGGGCGCGATCAATCTGCCGCTCAAACCCCACTTGAAGGCCTATGTGCCTGGCGACGCGCTAACCCTGGACGCGGAACTATCACCCACTGGCGTGGCGATGAAAGTGCGGATGACGCGTAGGCAAATCGATCCGATCAGCGCGACCATTCAGGCGACCTTCGTAGAGGAGGATGACGACAAGCACGTCGCGGCCGGCGTTGTCAGCGGTGTTTTGCCGACCGCGCCGCCGACTGCCAGCGGTGAGGATATCGACCGATTGGTGGCTGCCAATCAGATTCAGGCACCGCTCACCAGTCAATTGATCACGAACTCCTATGTCACCGATCTCGACCCAATGGATGGTCTGTGGTCGGCGACTGACACCTCGATCGATGTTGAGGCTCACACCCGGACCTATTCCGACAAGGCAACCTCAATCGCCGCCGCAACGATCACCACCGAAGACGACGGCACGACGCCGTTGGCAGCCGAGACGGTCTATCACCTCTATTACGATGACAGTTCGCGCAGCGGCAGCGGTGTGACGATTAAGGCCACGCAAGTCCTGGCAGACGCGGTGAACTCTCAGGAACATCCATATCGCCACAATGTCGCGCGCGTGGTGACCGATGCGCTTGGCGGCGGTGGGTCGAGCGGTGGCGGGGCCATTCCTCCAGGCGTCCAAGAAGATGATTGGTACAGCTAACGGCGCGCGGCGCCATTCTCAGAAGGCAGAGCGATGACTTCACAATTGCAAGAGTGGCTTCTTCAGCTGCAGAATGACGGCTTGGGCGGCCCCAAGGCGGAAATGCCTGCAATTCCCAGAGGCAAGGATCACACCGTCACGCTTGAGCTTGCTGGTGACTTCAGTGCGGCCGCTTTCGTTATGAATGTGCGACTGGCGCCCGATGCACCAGGCGATCCGTTGGCGACATTCAATTGCTCACCAGGGGCATTTGCGAATGGCGTCACACCCGTAACTCTGCAGCTCTTGGCGGCTGATCAGACAAACATTCCTGCAGACGCTGACAGCACGTTCGTGCTCGATCTGGTTTACGAGATCGATTGCACGCCGGCCGGCGGCGTCCGCTACACCTTGGCTGCTGGCATTCAGCCTGTGCGCGGAGCTGTAAACCTATGAGTGTTCGCCGCCCCTTGATACTGGCACCTCAAGGTGTTCCGATCCAGGCGACGATCGTCTGGGAAGCGGCGCCAGACTATGCAATTAGGTTTGCCCCAAACACACCATTGCCAGTGCCGACGGATCGAACTGGCGCGCATTTCTATGGCCAATCGCTCACATTGGGGACGGACGTCACCGCCGCCGCGCTGATAACAGGCGCTGCGGTGTCGGGTTCGTTCATGGCGAATGGCGGCGTTCGGGTTCACTATGACGAACCTGGCCGCACCAATCCGAACCAACCAATGGAAGGGACGCAGTTCACCTCTCTTGTCGCGCTTCAGGAGCAAGTGAATCCGAATGACAGCCAGATGCAGGAGACCTTCGCGTCGGGCTTGGCCACTCGATCGTCTTACGACCTGGTGGCAACTGTTACGGGGCGCGGCGCCTACACAATCGACCAACTCAGACCGATTGATGGCGAGGACACGGGTTGGTTCCATTTTGCCAACACCCTGTCGGCGATTGAGCATTCCAAGCGACTGACTGAAGATGCCGGCGAGACATACGGCTTGGGTCCAATGATCTTCATTCAGGGCGCGGCCGACGCACTGAACAACACCGCGCCGGCCGATTGGAAGACCGGAATCCTGGCGCTTCACCAAGAATTCGTTGATTGCATCCCCGCCCAAACCGGCATTGAAATGCCGTTCAATTGGAAGATGATCATCGACCAGCAGGGCATGGGCCAGAACAGCACAACGTATGCTGAACTGGCGGTCGCAGCGATCGAGCTCCACCGCGAACATCCAGACAAATTCGCTTGCGTTGGTCCGCGCTATCCGCTCGCCCACTGCAACAGCGGTGCAGACGTTCACCTGCTATCAAATACGTCTCGCAACTACGGTGAGAAGATCAAGGAGGCCTTTGACGCCGTTGTGGCGGCAATCGGTTGGGATCCCTGCCACATCACCGATGTTCAGCGTTCTGGGACGACTATCACGGTTACCGTCCACGTCCCGGTTCCCCCGCTGGTTTTCGACACGTCGTTGATCACTGCAATCGACAATCATGGCTTCAACCACACGGTGGCAAGCATCACGAATGTCGACATCACGGACGATGGAACTGGCACCAACACAGGCACGATCGAGATCGAGCTGGACGCCGCCGTCTCTGGCGATCTCGAATATGCCTATCATAACAACACGATCAATGTTCGGGCCGGCCCAGTGAATGGGCCTCGCGGCACCGTCCGCGATTCCAGCGCATTCACCACAACAAACGACAGCACTGCGATGCCTAACTTCCTGTGTGTCGACAAATGGACGGTGGCATAGATGGTAGTTCCAAGCGACTTTCTCAGGCACTGGGGCGGCTTTCGCCTGTCGCAAGCCAATTACAGCGGCGGTGCCGGCGGTACGCTCACCAACCTGGTTGCCGGCGGCGGTGATCTTGTCGTCAACGGTGCGACACCGACGTTTGCAAGCGTTGGCAATCTTGAGGGCATGTTGTTCAGCGATGACGTCACGGAGACAATTCGCGGACGGATGCGCAGTCCGCGCGACTTCACCATTGTCGTTGCAGGCCGCGTCAATTCAGGCGGCGGCACCAAAGAATTCGCAGGCGGCACAAGAACGAATACGAACACCTGGTCTTGCCGTTACAACGGCCAGCGCGGTCAAGCGTTCTATCCGAACGCCAGCAGCGGCTACACACCAACCGGCGAGATTCCGAACAACGGCACAGACCCGTTCGTTGCAGCATTCACGTTCGTCTCGCGCACACGGACCAGCTATTGCCAAACGCCTGGCAACACCCCCGTTTCCCAGATCGGAACAGCTACCCCATGGGCGAGCTGGCCCGAATTCCAGATTGGCGGGCACCGGCTCGACTATCTCGATGATACGATCATAACTGGCGTGGACATATTCGGCGAACCCCTTGCGCTGACCGATCCGACCCAGCTCTCGCAACTGCTTATCGATGAAGAGGCGCTTTTCTGACACTCGATGCAGTGCTGAAAACACCAAAGGTGACCAAATTTCGGTCGCACCATTCTGGAGAGACCTGTTGATACCTGAAGCCAAGTTCAGCGGCTATATGGCGCTGATCACCGGGGCGCTCGGCTTTGCCGCGCCCTGGCCGTATATCGTCGCCGGCATGTTCTTTGCGGTGGCGGGAGGATTTGTCGGCATGGTTGTGAGTCCACCAACCGAACGCCTGACGCTACCCCTAACCGTTGTCGTTGCGATGGTGATTGGTGCGTTTGCCGGGATGGCACACCCTCACTTCGCTGCAGGCGGTGCGTGGATCGGTTGGGTCTCTGCATTGCCCTTGCCGCTGGTAATGGGGGTTGCAGGACTCGCTTCGCCGTGGCTCGCCCGCCGAGCAGCGAGCGGCAACATGTCCCTGCCCTGGAAACGAGGAGAGGGCCAATGATCGAATTAATTTGGCTCCTCTATCTTCCGGCATCGCTGGTGCTTTTATGGCACGCGGCTTCGATTGACAGGGACGGCATCGATCGCTGGATGTGTTGGTTGCTTGCTGTAACCGTCATGCTGTTCGGCACCGGCCGAATGCTGTTCTGGTTTGACCCAGCGATGCTGCCCCACTTCCGCTGGATATTCGACACCGCCCATGTTGCGATGCTTGTCTTTGCGTTCCTTTGGGTGTGGCGCAAGCGCCGTGAGACCTGCCCGCTCTTTAACTGAGCGATGCCCAAATTTCCCGCCTTCAATCCTTGTAATTGAGGAGAACCCGTCATGTCTGAATTGCGCGAACTAACCAGGCAGCTGCAGCGCCGCGTCGGCGCCACTGTCGACGGCAAGTTCGGCCCACAAACCGCCCGCAAGGCGCTCGAAGCGCTCGGCGACGACACAGCCGCCATCGCATCTGACCCGTTGGTCCAGGGCACTGGCCGCAACATTGATCGCATCGTCATCCATTGCACTGCCACGCCAGAAGGTCGCGATGTCAGCATTGAAGAGGTCACGCGGTGGCATACCGATCCCAAACCTCACGGCCGCGGTTGGAGCCGTGTCGGCTATCACTACCTGATCAAGCTTGATGGCACGATCGAGCGCGGACTCGATGAAGATGTTACCGGCATCCATGTCCGCCACCACAACGAAGGTGCGATCGCGATCGTCTATGCAGGCGGTCTCGACGCGAATGGCAACCCCAAAGACACCAGAACCGCCGCTCAGAAAGACGCCATGGCTCGCCTGGTGAGCGGCTTGAAATGCGCTTATCCCTCCGCCGAGGTGCTTGGACATAACGATCACCCAGGTGTCGCAAAAGCCTGCCCCTGCTTTGATGTTCGTGAATGGTGGGGTTCGATCGAGGGAGTTTCGGTATGATCCTGCTCCTGCTCACTGGCTGGCTCATCGCGGACTTTCTCTCCGGTGTCGTTCACTGGTTCGAGGACCAATTCATCACCAGCAACACACCCTTGCTAGGCGCTCTGGTGGGGGCGCCCAACGAATTGCACCACTCAGATCCGCAGGCATTCCTCGCCAGCTCATTCTTCGATCGTAGCTGGACCACCTGGTTGGCCGTTGCTCCAATATCGCTCGCCTGGTTAGCAGCGTTCGGTTTCTCCTGGGCGTGGTTTGCCGCAACGATAGGCGGCTGTCTTGCCAATGAGACCCATGCCTGGGCGCACAAGGCTGTTCGTCCCGCATGGATATCGGCGTTGCAGGAGACGGGTGTCTTCCAAAGGCCCGCTCAGCATTCTCGCCACCACCGGGGAAGCATGACGACACACTACTGCACGTTGTCGGGTTGGCTCAACCCTTGGCTTGAACTGATCCGATTCTGGTATTGGCTTGAGCGCGGCCTCGCGCTGATCGGAATCCGTCCGGTGACAAAGCTGGAGACACCCTGATGCCAGTGATCAAGTTCTTCAAAGGGCTGACCCCGCTCGGCCGCATCATCAGCGCCCTAATCACCGTCGTCTTGGTTGTTCTTGTTGTAAGCTTTGTGCGCGACCTCATCGTAGGCAACACAGAGGTAATTGCAGACATTGAGACGGAGCGTGCTGGCGCGGCCGTCAGCAATGCGCAGGACGCCTTCGAAGACCTCGCCGAGATCGAGGCGACGCGGGAGCGACACCTGGGCGTCGTGGAGGCCACAGAGGCGGCGATAAGCGCTGCTGAGACCCAGGCCGAGAAGGACTCGCTGGCTGCAGCGGCCATGTGCGAGATCGATCCTGCCTATTGTGAGAAGGAAGAGTGATGAAACGGCTCACCATTTTACCTTTGCTGTCCGCATGTCTGGCTGGGTGCATCACCTCTCCGCCGGTCATAACCGACAAGGCCCCCTGTTCAGGCCTCATTCCCTCTCAACTCAAGGACGCGGTACCTGGTGCATCCCTGCCGCAATTGCCTGAAAAGCCAGACGCCGATCGCAACACCGAAGCCTACACAGCTTGGGTCGAGCAAATTACTGATCGATGGCGGGTCTTTGGCATCGCGCAGACCGCAGCGAAGCGCCAGGAATTCGAAGAGAAGCAGGCGATCATTGAAGGTCAGGAGCGTTGTGAGAAGCGCGACGCCGAGGCGATTAAGCGCGCCGAGCCGAAATTCCTTGGCCTTATCTAGCCGAGCCGTTCGAATTTGACGGGCGCGGGCTCGACCGTGAAGCCGGCATTGGCCAGTTCGATCTCGATCGCGTCCGCAGCCATATCGAGCAGGGCAGAGGCTTCTATGCCGCTGATGGGTATCGCGTCGTCATTGTGTTCAGCCTCCGCAATGGGCCTCGCCACGGCGCGCAGGCAGGTAACGAGGTTGTTCAATCGTGCCTCGCCTCTTTGGCTGATCACAAACCCGGTCATTTGCTCGGTCATGCGGTGGGGTTCCTGTCTTCGATTTCGATAGAGACAAGCTTGACGGGAAAATCGATCGCTGCATACCTGCACAATGAAAGTACAGGTTTGTACAGGTCTGGATTCGCAGAATTCTGCGGTTTCTGGAGCATAGTTTCTTCCGGCGCATGGCTTGCGTACAGGTCTATTGAGAGGCGATTTTGGCCAACGACCGAGGCCAGATTGATCTAACTGAGCGTCAAGTCGACGTGATGATTCGCGTGTGCGAAACCGACACCTATCAGGATGCGGCAGAACTCCTTGGCGTCTCCAAATCCACCGTCAGCCATCACGTGAACGCGGTCAAAGATGCTTATGGGATCTACAGTCTCTACCGATTGAAGGCTGCGTTTCGCGATGACTACGATCTGGAGCCGATCAATCCCGATGCCGTACCGGAGCCGGATGCTCGATTAGAGGTCCTGCCAGGTTGGCGGCAATGGGCGGAGGATCACCCTATCCAGGCACGGATCACCTGGATGTTCGGTTTGGCTGCTGGCTACACAATAGTGCTGGCCGGCCTCGCGCTGGCGATCTTCTTCTTTACGTCTGCGATCGAGGTATTTGATGCGCCTATGGTCGGCGCTGAGCCCACGGAGCCCAGTCAGGAATAGCCTCACCGCGATAGCGCCTCAATGCGGAGTTCAGGCAACCGCCAAAATGAGAAAGTGTTGCGGCCAAAGAGCAGCCAAAATTGATTTGAGCCCACGCCCAAGCATTGATGTTAGGCGTTGAAACCATGACGAAATGCGTGCCGATGGCCATCAGCTGAAACGCTGCTGCAGACATTGGCCATTTCCGGTTCGCGCTGACCATCAACAGCGCATACGTCAAGAACATAGCAATGTCGGCAGCCCAAGCGTCGAAGTCTCGGCCATCGAAGTCCCTGCCGGTTGGTTGGATCAACGCCGTCTGCAGTGCGATCACCGCAATCGTGCCAAGGCTTGCCATGCGCTCGGGGCTGAGGCGCTTCGTCCATCCGTCGACAACCAAGCCGAACAGGACTGTTGTGAGGATTATAATCCACACCATTAGGATGCCGGGATCACTGAAATTGGGCAGCATGCCCCCGACTAATCGATCCTACTTGGTATCGTCAAATGCAGCTTCCCAGCGCTTTGCGAACTTTGCGATCCGGCGAGCATAAGCCTTGCTGGATTGGAAACCCCACCAGACACCGCCGACAACCAAGGTGGTCCCAATCAGAGTTGCCAAGATCGTCACCGGCCAATTGATGCTTGACGATGGAGCGACCAGCAGAGCCAGTCCGATAAAGCCCAGGATCAGAGATCCGGAGATAATCATTGGCCATTCCAGCCATAGTCGGGTGTGAGCCGCGGCATGCTCTTTGCGATATTGCGTGTTGGCATGCCAACCGGCCAGGAAGCCCTGGTCATGGGCCGCTTTGAGCTCACTGAAATCAGTCTCGAAAAACTGTTCTGGTGCAATTCTATGAGGCTTGTTCATCTTCGTTCACCTTCCGCCGAGGGATCGCCTCGGGCTTGTTCTTAAGTAGTTCGAGGTCGGTGAAGTCTGGGTCGTATCCGTCGCGCCGAAGCCTGAGTTGATGCCGGATCGTTCCGACGCCAATCAATAGGCTCATCACAAGCGTAGGAAGCACCGTCATGAGGACATAGGCATACGGATGAAATTCAACATCCAGCATTGACCTAGCCCCATGGGCGCCCGCGCCAAGAAGCGCTATCCCTGCCGCAACCAATGGCCATTGGCGATCTGCACGCAGCGCAATGGCCGTGAATCCTGTAAGGCTGATCAGATCAACCAAGAACGCTACGACATTGACCGAAACAAACTCAGGGGGTGCGATACTGTGCGCCATCGCCTGTATGACTAAGCAAAACAGCAACACACCTGCGCCCAAACGCTCCGGTGCTCCACCTTTCCACAAGGCAAGCCCGATCCCACCGAAATAGATTGCCCAGAAAGCGACAATCGTTGGCTCGGTGAAATCAGGCAACATGTTAGGCTACAACCTTTAGGTCTGGCTTGGCCTCGGCGTTGTCTGGCGGGCAATTGAACGGAACGTCGGCCGTCTCAGCGATCTTCTGCATCGAAAAATGCGCAAGCATAATTTTCTCGTTCATCTCAATCGTCGCTGTGATGGCTTGGCCGATTTGCGAGTAGGTGCGGTGTTTCTCTTTGGCAGAGACGCTGTTGTGCATGGCGAACGTCGCGGACTTCGTCAACAACGCGCCAAGCTCGATAAGTTGCTCGTCAGAGCGGTTTCGCGCAGCGTGACAGGCGTCACCGATCTGCTGTTGGGGCGATTTTTCCTGCATGAATATCTCCAAGCGTTTGAACCTATGGGCTTGAAGATCAACCTCCGAACAGCACCACCAATTTGCTCACTCCGGGAGCTAGAGCGACTGCCATTGCGACCACCACCATCACGGCGGACATCACAGCAATTGCTATTAGTGGTATCGCCAAAATCCTACGGCGGTTGTTCAGGTGATTGATCGAAACCCTGCGACTCGGAAGCGAGAGAGTTTGGTTCTCCACCTCGTCGTCACGCCACGGTTCATCGATCAAAGATGCCGGCTTTCCTACCTGTGAAATCACACCTGTAGAAACCCCACAGGCTGCCTTGAGCGCGATATAGATCCGCACAGCTTCGGCGGTATTGCCATCATGCACACCAAGCTTGAGGCGGGCCGCATTGGCGCGCTGATCGACCGCGCTGGGTGAGATTGCCAGCTCCAAGGCCATTTCCTTAGTTGTGATCCCGCCCGGCCTACACGCCAGTTCCATAAACTCGCGCTGCTTCGGCGTGAGCTTGTCCAGCTCAGCTTCTGCCTGGGCGGCGGTCATGGGGCTCTGATCGGTTGGCACGGTCTGAGATTAAGGCAGGCCCACATCCACGCCAAACACGAACTGCGAGCAACCCATGACGGCTCTCTCGGCTTCGTCTCTGCATTCGTGTGGCTTCCGACCCATTCTTTGCGCGGCCGCGTAGGCTTGTCCGTACACTCCAGCGAGCGCAATCCGCTGTTCGGGCCCAACATCATCTGGCAGCGTTTCGATCATTGCAGTCTTCCCCGTTGTTGCGGACATACCTAATCCGCTGCCGAGGCAATGCAACTGTCAGGCCTTACGAGTGCCTTTGAGCGCGCCCTTTCCCCACTTGTCGGGATCTGCCTCGGTCCACGTCATCACATAGCCAAGTGCATCATAGGCGGCTTTGTATTTCTCGATCTCGCTGGCGCCAGGGTGTATCGATGACCCGACGGCAAGTGGTGCCACGCCGCTCATATCAAGGTAGGCATGCGGCAATGCGCCCGGCGCGATCCCAACGGGCGACATAGATCGCCTGACCGGCCGAAACTTGCGCACAAGATAGATTGAGCTTGCCGGCATGCACGATCGCCAGCGTGCGGCCGTAGCGATCTTTTCCCACGCGCTCGATGTTGAGCTGCTTACCGGCGATCAGACCCTCAAGAGACCGCTTAGATGCCCGGCCATCACCAGGCGCGCAATTGCGAGTCTTTGGGCATGCCCGCAGTTCCGGTGCGTCGATCCCAATCAGCCGGATGTTTTCGTCGCCGCAGCGGATGTTATCGCCATCAATTGCTGTGCATTGTGTGGCCATTGCCAAGCTGACTAGGAGTGTGATCATTGCGTGCCCTCAGATGGTTCCTAGCACGCGATCCGCAAAAAGGTACTTTTGTGGTTGATTCCCCTTACCCGCTCCAGACAACGGCCAAGGGCGCTCAGCCCTTTGCAGAGACTCCCATATTGTCGATCAAGCGCGTGCCGCCAATGCGGGCGGCGAC